ATTTGTAGAGGAAGATGCATGTAAAGAAAAAGTAAAATCCAGATATAAAATTTGGCCAAGTGCATATGCATCTGGGGCGTTAGTAAAATGTCGTAAAGTTGGCGCATCTAATTGGGGTAATAAATCAAAAACTAAAAATGAAGATGTGACTATTGAGGATCTGGATGGAAATACTTTTGCTGAAGTAATTGATATTATCAAACCAGAACCAATAAAAGGATTTAAGTCTCAAGTAACAGAGGCAACTCGTCTCCAAGCACAAACAGGTAATGTTATTGGTGTTACTCTTTCTTGGAGAGGAAAATATTATGGTCTTAAAATGTTTTTCCCACAAGTAAAAACTCCAACAAGAAAAGAGATAACTGATGAACTGCAGAAGGTTTATCCTGGATGTGTTGTTATTCATCATACTATTTCAGAAATTCAACCAGGACAACCATTGATTCAGGTTTTTGGACCTCAGGGAGGCAGTTTTGGTAAACCAGGTCCATCCAAAAATTATGTTAAAACAATGGGAGAAGAAGTTGAGGTTGATGAAGATTGGCAGAAAGTAAATCGCCAAGACAAAACTGATGGATTAAGTCAAAAAGCAGTTAATGCATATAAAAGAGAAAATCCTGGATCAAAACTTCAGACTGCAGTAACTGAGAAGAATCCGAAAGGAAATAGAGCACAAAGAAGAAAGGATTTCTGTAGTCGTATGTCTGGGATGAAGGAAAGATTAACGTCCGCAGAAACTGCAAGAGATCCTGATAGTGACATAAACAAAGCACTTCGTCGCTGGAATTGTAATTAATTTATAGGTTTTGTTATGGCAAATAATGATGTCTACTTGGGTAATCCTTTATTAAAAAAAGCAAATACTGCTCATGAGTTTACTCAAGAACAAATTTTAGAATTTGTAAGATGTAAAGATGATCCTGTTTATTTTGCAAATAATTATGTAAAAATTGTTACTCTTGATTATGGATTACAAACATTTAAACCTTATCATTTTCAAGAAAAATTAATTAATAATTTCCATAAGCACAGATTTAATATCTGTAAGATGCCACGACAGACTGGTAAGTCTACGACTGTGGTTGCATTTCTTTTACATTATGCAGTGTTTAATGATAATGTGAATATTGGTATTCTTGCAAACAAAGCAGCGACTGCGAGAGAACTCTTAGATAGGTTGCAAACAGCATATGAAAATCTACCAAAGTGGATGCAGCAGGGAATTATTTCTTGGAACAAAGGTTCCTTGGAACTGGAAAACGGAAGTAAAATCTTGGCTGCTTCTACTTCAGCTTCTGCAGTTCGTGGTATGTCATTCAATATCTTATTTTTGGATGAATTTGCATTCGTTCCAAATCATATTGCGGATTCATTCTTTGCATCAGTTTATCCAACAATTACCTCAGGTAAACAGACAAAAGTTATAATCGTTTCTACTCCACATGGTATGAATCATTTCTACCGAATGTGGCATGATGCAGAAAAAGGTAAAAATGAATATATTTTTACAGATGTTCATTGGTCAGAAGTTCCAGGAAGAGATGAAGAGTGGAAAAAGCAAACAATAGCAAACACTTCGGAACAACAATTTAAAGTTGAATTTGAATGTGAATTTTTAGGATCTGTTGATACTCTTATTGCGCCAAGTAAACTTAGAACCCTCGTATATGATCAACCCAAGACCCGTAGCGCGGGATTAGACGTATATGAGGATCCAATAGATCAACATGACTATTTAGTCACTGTAGACGTTGCTAGAGGTGTTGGAAACGATTATTCGGCTTTTACTATGGTTGATATTACCGAATTTCCTCACAAAGTTGTTGCAAAATATAGAAATAATGAAATTAAACCAATGCTTTTTCCAAGCATAATTCATGAGGCAGCAATAGCTTATAATAGTGCATATATTTTATGTGAAGTGAATGATGTTGGCGATCAGGTAGCGAGCATTCTTCAATACGATTTAGAATATAATAATCTTCTTATGTGTTCTATGAGAGGAAGAGCGGGTCAAATTGTTGGTCAGGGATTTAGTGGTAAAAAAACTCAATTAGGAGTTAAAATGTCCAAGACAGTAAAAAAAGTTGGATGTCTTAATCTTAAAACTATGATTGAAGAGAATAAATTATTTCTCAATGATTATGAAATTATTAGTGAACTTACAACATTCATTCAAAAGCATAATTCATTTGAAGCGGAGGAAGGATGTAATGATGATTTAGCGATGTGTCTAGTAATCTATGCTTGGTTGGTAGCTCAAGATTACTTTAAGGAGCTTACCGACCAAGACGTTAGAAAAAGATTATATGAAGAACAAAAAAATCAAATAGAACAAGATATGTCTCCCTTTGGATTTATTTCAGATGGTTTAGATGAAAATAGTTTTGTTGATAAAGATGGAGATAGATGGCATATTGATGAATATGGAGATCGTGCATATATGTGGGAGTATTTGTAATAATGGAATTAGATAAGCAAATAAAATTAGGACATTTATTACTCACTGATAGAAAATGTAGAGTATGTGGAGAAGTTAAAAATTTAATTGGAGAATTTTATAGAACAAGAAAAGATAGGGGTCCTGTAGCTTCATCATATTCATATGAATGTAAGGAGTGTACTATAGAAAGAATAAAACTATCTAAAAATAGTAAAAAGTATCATATTGGATGGGAATATCCTGACTGGTAAAAAATTCACGTCGTCTTTCCCCTATGTAAAATGAGGTTTTAATAAATAATTTTTAGTTAAACTGAGATTTACGGAGAAAAACATGGCGACTCCTCAATTATCTCCTGGAGTATTAGTCAGGGAGGTTGATTTAACTGTAGGAAGAGCTGATAATGTATTAGATAATATTGGTGCAATTGCAGGTCCCTTTGCACTTGGTCCAGTTGAAGATCCAATTGATATTACTACAGAAAACGAATTAATTAACGTATTTGGAAAACCAATTTCCACGGACGCACAATACGAATATTGGATGAGCGCATCGTCATTCCTATCATATGGTGGCGTTCTTAAGGTTGCGAGAGTTGATGGAGGTAACTTAGTCAATGCTAATGCAATTCGTAACGCTTCTGGCGTTTCTACTGCAGGCGAACCCACACTCAAAATTAAGAACTTTGATGACTATGAAGCAAATTATGCTGATGATATTGCAAACTATATTTTCGCGGCAAAGAATCCGGGGTCTTGGTCAAATAACCTTAAAGTCTGTGTAATTGATGATAAGGCAGATCAAATTCTTACGGTAGGTGCTGCAGTAACTGCCAATGCTTCTATTGGTATGGGTGTAACTACTACACTTACCAATGTAGCTTCGGCTGGAGTTGGAACAACTTCTTCATTTAATGGTTATTTAAAATCTATTGTTACTGGAATTGGTGCCAGCACTCTTGAAGTTAAAATAACTTCGATTGTTTCTACTGCTGGTGTAGAAACTCCGATAAACTATGCACCTCAATCACGGTTACAATCATTCAAAGCATCTACTGGTGGAGGATCCTTAACGGTTTACTTGATAGATTCTTCAGGAAATGACGTTGATAGTGCATCAATCAATACAGGATCTTCTCCAATTAGAGACTGGTATGACGAACAAATACTAACTCTTTCTAATACTGCAATTTATTGGAGCTCTATTGCACCAAAACCAGGAACGTCCCAATATGCAGTTAATAGAAATGGTAAGAGTGATGAGATCCATATAGTAATTGTAGATGATACTGGTACAGTAACTGGAATTCAAGGAAATCTTCTTGAAAAACATATTGGTCTTTCAAAAGCATTTGATGCAATTTCTGCAGTCAATTCTCCGCAGAAAATATGGTGGAAAAATTATCTAGCACAATATTCATCATATGTTTATGTTGGAGACAATCCCTCAGATGAATTAAATGTGAATGAGCCTGTTGTAGCAACAGGATTCTCTGAAGCGTTTACTGAGTTTACAAATTCACAAGGTCTTTGGAATAAAGACGCTCAAGATAGGACCTATAGTGCCTTAGGTAATGTAACTTATAACTTGAGTGGGGGTAAAGATTATTCTGGTTCTAGCGGAATGACTGCAACTTTGGGAGACTTATTTACCGCATATAATTTGTTCTCAAATAAAGATGAAATTGAGGTTGATTATTTGATCATGGGACCTGGACTTGGTAACAAGTTTGAGTCACAAGCAAAAGCAAATCATCTGATTTCTATTGCAAATGGAAGAAAAGATTGCGTTGCTGTAATTTCCCCACATCGCACAGATGTTGTAGATATTACAAATACAGATACTCAAACTGATAATATTATAGAATTCTTCTCACCATTATCATCATCATCTTATGCGGTATTTGATTCTGGATATAAGTACACATATGACCGATTTAATAATAAATTCCGTTATATTCCCTGTAATGGAGACGTTGCAGGTCTAATGGTAAGAACTAGTATTCTTGCATATCCTTGGTTCTCTCCCGCAGGACAACAAAGAGGAATTTTGAATAACGCCATCAAACTTGCATATAATCCAAATAAAGCTCAAAGAGATCAACTTTATCCTCAAAGAATTAATGCCATTATCAATCAACCTGGCATTGGAATTCTTTTATATGGAGACAAGACTGGATTGGGATATGCATCAGCATTTGATAGAATTAATGTTCGTCGTTTGTTCCTCACTATTGAGCAAGCTCTTCAAAGATCCGCACAAGCTCAACTATTTGAGTTGAATGATGAGATTACAAGAGCAAACTTCAGAAATATTGTTGAACCATACCTTCGTGATGTTCAGGCAAAACGTGGACTTTATGGATTCTTGGTCGTTTGCGATTCTTCAAATAACACTCCAGATGTTATTGATAACAATGAATTTAGAGCAGATATTTATCTGAAACCCGCCAAGTCTATTAACTATATTACACTTACATTTGTTGCCGTTAGAACTGGCGTAAGTTTTGAAGAAGTTGTTGGTACTGTTTGATTTTACTCAAAAATAAAAAAGGAGGAACTGAAAAATGGCAGAATCTACTATCCAAAAGTTTAAATCCACTCTCATTGGCGGCGGCGCTCGCCCCAATTTATTTGAAGTAAGAATTCCTGGATCTATTCCTGGAGGAGGTACTCTTGGTGACGAGTTCTCAATCTTGTGTAAAGCAGCACAACTTCCCGCGTCAACCCTTGGAATGATTGATGTTCCATTTAGAGGTAGAAGCTTTAAAGTTGCTGGTGATAGAACCTTTGATAATTGGACTATAACAGTTATCAATGATGAAAACTTTTCAATTAGAAGAGTTATGGAAGATTGGATGAACTTCATTGGTCAATATGGTGATGCTAGTGGTGCAACAGAACCTGGATCTTATATGGTTGATGCTTATGTGAAGCAACTTACAAGATCTGCTGCTAATATTAGAAATACTGGAGAAGGTGGAGGCGAAGGTCAAGGTCTATCTTTGACTAGTGCAACGAAACCAACGGAAACTATCTATAAGTTTCATAGTATATTCCCAACAGCTCTTTCTGCTATTGATCTATCTTATGAATCTACTGATACAATTGAAGAATTTACTGTAGATTTCCAAGTTCAATATTGGACTCCAGCAGCAAAAGGGGAAATAGGTGAGTAATAAATAGTATAAAGTTAAAGATAAAAAAAATAAATTATGGCGAGACTATTTGGTTTTTCGATTGAAGATAATGAACCATTATCATCTAATGCAGTTTCCCCCGTCCCCCCTAATAAGGAGGACGGGGTTGACCATTATTTGAGTAGTGGTTTTTTTGGATCATATGTTGATATTGAGGGTGTTTATAGAACTGAATTTGATTTAATTAAAAGATATAGAGAGATGGCACTCCATCCAGAGTGTGACAGTGCTATTGAAGATATTGTAAATGAAGCAATTGTTAGTGATACTAATGATAGTCCCGTTCAAATTGACTTGGAAAATTTAAATGCAAGTGATGGAATCAAGAAGAAGATAAGGCAAGAATTTAAGCATATTTTAGAACTTTTAGATTTTGATAAAAAATCTCACGAAATCTATAGAAATTGGTACGTTGATGGCAGACTTTATTATCATAAAGTAATTGACCTTAAAAATCCTGAAGCAGGAATACAGGAATTGAGGTATATTGATGCAATGAAAATGCGTTATGTGAGGCAGGGAAAGAAAAAGGAAGCGGATAGGTATAGAGTTTCAAATCGAAATATTGACAATCCAATGGATTATGAATTTCCTGAAATTGAAGAATATTTCATCTATGAACCAAAAATGACCTACCCAACAGGAACTCCGTCTCCCGGAACTATGGGTGGATCAAACTCTGGAATTAAAATGACTAAGGATTCTGTTACATATTGTACATCCGGTCTTGTTGACAGAAATAAAGGATCAACTCTTTCGTATCTACACAAAGCAATTAAATCACTCAATCAACTTAGAATGATTGAGGATTCTTTGGTAATTTATCGACTTTCTCGCGCACCAGAAAGAAGAATTTTTTATATTGATGTTGGTAATCTTCCTAAAGTTAAGGCAGAACAATATCTCCGTGATGTTATGATGCGATATCGCAATAAACTTGTGTATGATGCCAATACAGGCGAAGTGCGGGATGATAAAAAGTTTATGGCAATGCTTGAGGATTTTTGGCTTCCAAGAAGAGAAGGTGGTAGAGGAACAGAAATCTCTACTCTTCCAGGAGGACAAAATCTTGGAGAAATTACAGATATTGAATATTTTAAGAAAAAACTTTATCGTTCACTAAATGTTCCACCATCAAGAATGGACGGGGAAGGTGGATTTAATCTTGGTCGTTCATCAGAAATTCTTCGTGATGAAGTTAAATTT